AGTCGGCTATTTCGTTGCAAAAGCACGTGATGGAACACGTTAAGGTTAAGAGCCAAGAGCTTGCTACGGCTCAACTTTTACAGCAAACAGGCGGTCAGCCTTTGACCGCCGACATGGAGCTTGAGCTAGAAGCCATGGTCGCTCAGATCAACGCACAAGAATTTGCCAAGCTGAAACAGCTTACGGCACAGATTACGGGCCAGAATCAAGGTGACCCGCTGGTGCAACTCAAGCAACAGGAGCTTCAGTTGGATGCTCAGAAGCAACAGGCGGAGTTGCAGATGGATCAGGCCGAGTTGCAGATGGATCAACAGCGCATGGCTAACAAGCAGACTGAGTTCCAGCAACGGCTTGCTAGTCAGGAGCGACAGACGCAGGCTAGAATCGACGCGGCTTTACAACGTGAATTGTTAAAACGAGGTAATTGATATGAGAGTTAAAGTAAACGGCGCACCGCCCAAGAACCCCCCAAACCCTGTAGCCAAAGCCGACATTCAAGGTCAAGGCTCTATTCCTTACGCTGTAGCAAAGGAAGAAAAGACTCCGGATATTACGTTTGCCAAGGTAACTACAGGCAAAAAGCGTGGTATGGGAGCGGCTTTACGTGGCTCACGCTTCACCAACGCTTAATTTAGGGGGTTTTGATGCTACAAGCACTGATAGGTCCTGTTACCGGTTTACTGGATAAGTTTATACCGGACGCTGACGAGAAGGCGAAGCTCGCACATGAAATTGCAACAATGTCAGAGCGTCATGCTCAAGAGCTTGCAAAAGGTCAGATTGAGATCAACAAGGCTGAAGCGGCACACAAGTCTATGTTTGTCGCGGGCTGGCGACCATTTGTTGGGTGGACTTGCGGTGTTGCTCTGGCTTGGCACTTTGTTGGCCAGCCTATTGCTGTTTTTGTCATCACATTTGCTGGTGTGGAAGCCCCTCCGTTACCTGTGTTTGAAATGGAGAGCCTTCTTACAGTTTTGCTTGGGATGTTGGGCCTCGGTGGTCTACGGACCTTTGAGAAGACCAAACAGGTAGCTCGCGAAAAATGAAGTGTTATGACTGCCAAACTGAATTGATCTGGGGTGGTGATCACGATAACGATCGTGACGATGAGCATTTAATCGAAACCAATCTTTCGTGTCCCGAATGCGGTGCGTTTGTAGTGGTTTGGTGGGGAAAGAAAGAGGACGAAAACCTTGACGCCAGAACAGCTTAACGCGTGGCGTATCATCCCGCGGATACTCATGTTTGCCATGATCGCCATGACATACCGGACGGTTGAGTGGTTTATGTCGTTGCCTGACCCAAACCCAGAGCAAGCGGCATTGGTCAGCGTCATGACCGGCGCGTTAACAGGCGCGTTTGGGCTATTTCTGGGCAAAAAAGAATGACTTACAAATACTTTAAAGAAGAAGAATTTGTTTGTAGAGAAACCGGCGAAAATAAAATTGCCCCAGAGTTTATTGCACGTCTGGACGAGCTTCGCGAAGCGTGTAATTTCCCTTTTCACATCACTTCTGGCTATCGTTCCCCAGAACACTCCATTGAAAAAGCCAAAATAAAACCCGGCACTCATGCACAGGGTATTGCCGCGGATATTCATGCTGATAACGGGATTGAACGCAGGAAAATCGTAGAAGAAGCCTTAAAGTTGGGGTTTGGTGGCATAGGTGTTGCAAAGACGTTTGTTCACGTTGATATTCGTACCACTGGACCCGTTATGTGGACATATTAGTTGCTCCTTTTAGACTGTCGTGGTATATAGATAAGACTTTCTGAGATGGAGCGCATGTGGACTCATTATATTTAGCTCAATTTATACAAAAGGTTATAAAGGAACGCCGCACACAAGTCTTAGAATTGTTGGAAAACAACAGCGTAAAGTCGATGGAGCAGTACCAAAACCTCATGGGTGAGCTATCGGCTTTGAATTATGTAGCACAGGAACTCTCGGGCCTGCTAGAAAAACAGGAGCAACTAAATGACTGATCTAGCTGAAGAAATTGACCTAGACGCCGCCGCAGAAGGCGTCAAATCCCTTTACAAAGCTCCACAGCCCAAGGTACTCGACCCCGAGGCCATGGACAAAAGTCTTTTGGAGCGTATGCCACAGCCTACTGGCTGGCGCATGTTAATCCTCCCATACCGCGGCAAAGAAACGACTGAAGGCGGTATTTATATCCCCAACCAAGTCTTGAACGACACTCAGCTTCAGACTGTTGTGGGTTATGTCGTTAAACAAGGTCCTCTTTGCTATAAGGACGCTGAAAAGTTCCCTGACGGGCCGTGGTGTACCGAAAAACAGTGGGTAATCTTTGCTCGTTATGCTGGTTCTCGGTTCCGTATTGACGGCGGGGAGTGCAGGATTTTGAATGATGATGAAATCCTAGCAACTATTGACGATCCAGAAGACATTCTTAGTTTGTAAAGGAGAAGCACCATGGGAGAACCTGCCGAAGAACCCCAATTTGAATTAGATGTGGGAGATGCTGAAGCCACAGAAGTGGAGCTTGAGCAACCTGAAGAAGAAAATGTTCCACGTGGAACAACTGCTTCGGAAGAACCTGCGATTGAGGTAGAGCAAGAAGCCTCGTCTGACGATGAAATGGCCGAGTACAGCGAATCTGTACAGAAACGCATTAATCGTTTGACTAAAAAAATGCGCGAAGCCGAGCGTCGTGAAGAAGAGGCCATGAAGTTTGCACAAAATGTGCAGGCCGAATCAGAGCAGATTAAACAGAGGATGCAGAACCTAGACCAAGGTTTTATGACTGAATACGGTCAGCGCATCCAACTCCAACAACAGCAGGCTGAAGCGGCTCTTAAACGCGCTGTCGAGTTGGGTGATGCGGAAGGCACCGTAGTTGCTCAGAAAGAACTCACGGATATCAGTATTGCGGCTAATCAATATGCTCAAGCTCAGAGACGTGCTGAAGCTAACCAGCAGGTTCCGCAGGCCCCACAAGCCGCACCGCAACAAGCCGCACAACAGCCTCAAAGGCCTGATCCCAAAGCGGAACAGTGGGCAGAAAAAAACTCTTGGTTTGGTCAAGATGAGGCAATGACTTTTGCCGCCTTTGGAATTCACAAGAAATTAGTGGAAGACGAGGGGTTTGACCCGCAAGGGGATGACTACTACAATGAATTGGACTCTAGAATTAAGCGGGAGTTTCCGCATAAATTTGGAGAGGAGCAATCCACTGGCCGCAAGCCCGCTCAGAATGTTGCCGGTGTCTCACGCTCCACCAAAACTGGGCGCAATGGTAAAAGGGTCAGACTCTCCCAGACCCAAGTAGCAATCGCTAAAAAATTGGGAGTGCCGCTTGAAGAATACGCGAAATACGTAAAGGAGTAAGACTATGTCCACAGAGAAGAAAGGCTTTGAGGGCATTAACCGCTCCTCACGTGAAACAGCGTCAAGGGAGAAGCAGGGACGGCGTAAGCCTTGGACTCCCCCGTCTATGTTAGACGCACCGCCCGCACCAGAGGGCTTTAAACATCGTTGGATACGCGCCGAAGTAAGGGGTTTTGACGACACCAAGAATATTTCGGCAAGACTGCGAGAAGGCTATGAGCTTGTTCGCCAAGACGAGTATCCAGATTTTGAAGCACCGGTAATTGATTCGGGTAAATATGAGGGTGTGTTTGGTGTCGGCGGATTGATGCTCGCTCGCATACCGGTGGAAACAGTAGAGGAACGCGCTGAGTACTTTGCTCAACGTAACGCGGACCAGATCGAAGCTGTTGAAGGCGATATGTTGCGAGAAAACGCTCATCCAACGATGACAATCGGAAAACCCGAGCGTCAGAGTCGTGTAACTTTTGGCGGCCCCAAGAAATAGGGCCGCACAGAACGAGGAACTAAACCATGGCAAATCAAGAAACTGCCTTTGGTCTTCGTCCTGTTGGTCTTGTAGGAAGCGGTGCTAATACCACCGGCGTTACTGAGTACGAAATTGCCAGTAACAACACAAATGCCATTTACAATGGTGCAATTGTTGTTCCTCTAGCCGCAGGCGTCATTGACCAAGCTGGAGACACTGCGGGCGGCACTACGCAAGCCCTTGGTGTACTCGTCGGGGTTCAATACCATGATTCTACCCAGAAGAAACCTGTGTTTCTTAACTACTGGCCCGGATCAGGAAGCGTATCTGTAGATACTAACTTCCCGGTAAAAGCTCTCGTAGCTGACAACCCCAATCAACTGTTCGTCGTAGCGGCGGATGCCACCCTCACCAATCGATCTACTGCACTAGCGGCTGTTTTTGCTAATGCGAGTCTTGGTACTTCTGCACGTAGCGGTTCTACCGATACGGGCAAATCAAGTGCCCAGCTAGGCGTAAGCACAATTGCCACCACGGCAACTCTGCCTCTGCGTATCGTAGGTCTGGTTGATGATGACGCTAACAATGATTATGCGTCTGCGGGAGCGCACCTGCTTGTTCGGTTGAACGCTCATTTCAATGCTGGCAGTCGTCGGTTTGATTCTCAAACCACCGCTGACTCAACTGGTATCTAAGGGGGATTAAGTAATGGCTATTTCTCGCGCACAGTTGGCGAAGGAACTTGAGCCGGGGCTTAACGCTCTCTTTGGACTTGAGTATGATCGCTACGAACAGGAACACGCTGAAATCTTTGAAGAAGAGACTTCAGATCGTGCCTTTGAAGAAGAAGTAATGCTGTCTGGCTTCGGCACTGCGCCGGTTAAGTCAGAAGGTGGTGCCATCTCGTTTGATGACGCGCAGGAGACATTCACTGCACGTTATACTCACGAAACGATTGCACTGGCGTTTTCGATCACCGAAGAGGCGATTGAAGACAACCTGTATGACCGCCTTGCTTCTCGTTACACCCGTGCTTTGGCACGGTCCATGTCCCAGACCAAGCAGATTAAGGCCGCTTCAATTT